ACGGAAGGACAACCTGTTTATTCACCTTCTGACACTACGTTTGACACATACAAACCTTTGTACGTTGGTCATTTAACACCTGCTGTCAAGGCGCAATACTTGTTCGACCAAATAATGAGCGACGCAGGTTTGCAGTATTCGAGTGATTATCTTGGAGAAATACTTGAAGACGTTTATGTTCCTTTCGTGAATGGTCAATACTTGAACGCTTCACTTGGGTTAAACGATAACGCTTCAAATCTTGCTCTTGCTTCAGACGTTAACGGACTGACATTTGCACCTTCAAATAACATTTATAACTTATATACTCAATTTACTGAATACGAAGACGCAGGTTCTAATTGGAGCAGTGGTATATTTACAGTTCCTTATACAGCGCAATACACATTCAGACTTGCGGCAAATGGTCGTGTAAATACTTTGAACGGACAAGACTTCGGAAACTATCCTGTTCGAATTATGGTTTATGTAAATGATGTTTTCACTTACGAATACGAATTACTTCAAACGAGTTATTTGTTCTATTTGAACTCAACGCAAACCTACGCTTTCAATGGCGGTGATACGGTTAAATTCAAGTTGCAAATCTTACCGCAAGATTCAACCGCAGGAACATTCACTTGGGACGTTGATTTATTTGGTAACGCAACGGTTTCTCAATTCGGTTGTGGTGTTGAACTTATTAGTGTTGGAACAAATCTAACAGGCGACGCAGTTGTAATGGAGTACAACGCTCCAGATATGAAGCAAATTGATTTCATCACGTCAATACAGAAAATGTTCAATCTTGTTTTCGTTGCGGACAAGACGCTTCCAAACACGCTGAAGATTGAGCCAATGGTTGAATATATCGCAAGTGGAAACACTCTCGATTGGTCGCAGAAACTCGACTTGTCGAAAGACATTATGTACTCTCCAACGACTGACCTACAAAAGGCGAAGTTCTCTTTCACATACACAAGTGATTCAGACTTTTACAATTCAGTATACACCGACAACGGACGCACATACGGACGTTATGAAGTAACAGAAGCAGATTTTGAAGTAATAAATGAGTTCGCAACTGGCGAAGAAAAAGTTGAGTTAGCCTTTGCGTCTACACCTTCAGCACCTGTTCAAAGCACAGACCTTGTTGTGCCTGTTTTCACCAACGCAGAAGGACAATTCGTACAACCGAAGCCACGCATACTTTATTACTTCGCAGACTTCTTTGTCAATATGTACGACGAGGTTTCAGATAGCGTTATTGTTACGGCTGTAAAGTGTTTGAACAATTACTCGACAATGAACGCAACGGTAACGGATAAGGACTTAAACTTCGCGCCAGAAATACCACCGCACACAATCATTGCGAACCCATATGAGAACCTATACAATCGTTGGTGGAGAAACTACTATCGCGAACTATTCGACGGACAAGCGAGAATCTTGGAAGGAATGTTCGCACTTACTTTGAACGATATATTCAGCTTTCAATTTAGCGACAAGATTTGGATTATCGATTCGTGGTGGAGAGTGTTAGAAATTCAAGGCTATGTCGTTGGCGAACAAGATATGACAAAGGTAAAACTCATTCGCGTTCTTGACATCGAGAATGGTTGCGACCTTATACCCGTTTCCGCTAACCTTGACCAATCGTTAAATTGGGAAACACCGAACGGAGATCCTGCGACGATAACACAAGACTGTTGTCTTCGTTTTGGCTACAATTGGAACAGCACAAAGAACGATTGTTTCTCACAACCAAACAACGGAACACGTTCATTTATAACACAACAAGTACCTTCGTTAGCACCAACACGATTCGGTGCGCCTGTGAGCTTCGGTGGTTCAATTAGTCAGCCAGTAAGAACTATAACAACGGACTATGTTGTAACGAACTTCGACAGAATGATTTTCGCAGATACGACAGGCGGAAGCGTAACTATTTATTTACCTTCAGCAACGACGACGGCAGGACGTGAATTGATAATTCAAAAGAGCGTTGCAGCTAACGGAGTAACAATACAAGCATATACAGGTGAAACGGTTGAAGGTAGCGGAAGCGTGACCTTAAGCGGAATGGGTGACACAATAACAATAATAAGTAATGGAAGCGACTTCAAAGGAACATCTTCAAAATAAAGCAAACGCAATGGTCGCTTGTTTAGAGTTCATTAAGTTGAACGTCAAGAGCAATAGCGAGTTTGGTAAGATTGCTAACGGCAAACGTAAGCTAAAAATGTGGAAGCATTATGCGTGGAAAACAACGCGTATTTCGGTAAACGTCGCGTTCTGGATATTTATACTTTATAAACTACTCTCATAATGGCGAATACAATTGACTTTAATGTAAACACAAACGCGGTCACCGTCCTCAATAAAACGGCAACAGCGGCGGACAATACAGCGGCAGGGTTTAGTTCAGCGAAGGCGGAACTTCGTGCCTTGAATCAGCAGTTGTTGCAAATGGATTCTTCGAGTGAGGAGTTCAAGAAAGCGTCTGCTCGTGCTGCTGAATTGAAGGACAACATTTCCGACTTGTCAGCAGAGATTAGCGCAAACGCAGGTAACGCATTTGAAGGTCTTTCTAACAACGTAGGATTATTCGGTTCGCGTTTGATGGACTTGGACTTAAAAGGTGCAGGACAAGCGTTGAGTGGAATGGCTACGGCTGTGGGTAAGATTGATTTTAAGACGCTAAAAGATGAGATAGGTGGATTGATTCAAGGACTTGGAAAACTTGCAAAGGCGGTACTTGCAAATCCTTATTTGATGTTGGCAGCAGCGGTTGCTTTAATCGTTGCAAACTTCGATACAATCATTAAGCAGTTTCCTGCAATCGAAAAAGGACTTACAGGAATAAATGAACAGGAGCGCGAGTTATTAGACCTTCAAACAAAGAGAGCAGAGCAAGCTAAAAAGAACTACGACAATATCTCTGCGACTGAAAACACATTGAAGCTACAAGGTAAAACCGAGAAAGAAATTCGTGATATGAAAATTGCTGCAATACAAGCAGCTATTCAAGAAGCGAAAGTTCGTTTAGAAACACAAAGAGGACAAGAGAAAGCGCAGATTGAAACTGCTCAAAGAAACAGGGAAATTTTAGAAGGTTTTATTAAATGGATTAATGCTCCACTTTATTTATTACTTTCAACTGTTGATAAGATTGCAGGTTGGGTTGGTCAAACAACAAATTTAGCGGAAGGTTTAACTACTCTTGCTGCTGACTTATTGATTGACCCAAAGCAACAACAAGCAGACTTACAAAAGTCTTTTGAAGAACAAGAGAACACCATTCGCGATATGGAAAACTCTCTTGCTGGGTTTCGTTTAGAGCAAAAAAAAGCAGATAAGGACGCTTCTGATAAATCAAAAAAAACACAAGAAGAAGCTGCAAAAGAAGCCTTAGAAAAGGAGAAGGAATTAAAGAAAAGTTTGATTCAAATTCAGCAAGATAGAATAGCGGAAGAAGAAAGAATAGACGAAGAAATATATCAATCCTCTTTAACTGCTCAACAGAAAGAAATTGACGCGGTTCGCAATAAGTATTTTGAATTAATTACAACAGCTCAATCATTTGGTAAAGATGCTTCTGCATTAATTGAAGCACAGGCAAAAGCCGAAGCTAACATAAACAAAAAGTACGCGGACGAAGAAGCAGCAAAAAAGAAAGAGGCAGACGAAAAGAAAAAAGCAGAAGATGAGAAAGCAAACAAAGAAGAATTAGACCGCTTAACAAAATTTAACGAAGATAAGTTAGCCGCAGAACAAGCATTGACAGATGCTAAATTTTCTATTGCAACAGCTTCCGTTAATTTACTTGGTACACTATTCGCAAAGAACAAGAAAGCGGCTGACATCGCGTTTGCACTTGATAAAGCGTTAGCCATTGCTCAAGTAGTGGTTAATACTCAACGAGAAATTAGCGCGTATAACGCTAACCCAGTTTGGTCTTTGTCGCCCGACGGCGGTGCTTCAATTAAGATTCCTGCAATCATTGGAGCTAAGCTTCGTGCTGCGGCTTCCATTGCAACAATAGCAGGAACGGCAATAGGTCGTTTTGCAGGTGGTGGCGCAAGTGGTGGTAGTGGATCAGGAGCAAATGGCGGTGGCGGAACAACCGCTCCTTCACCTGCGAACTTCGCCTTTGTAGGCAACCAACCCAACCAACAACAACCACCATTACAAGCGTACGTCGTTGGAACGCAAGTCAGCAGCAATTTAGAGGCACAACAACTTATTCAAAATCAATCTCGCCTTGGCGGTTAAAAAAATAAACAATATGAAAAAAATTAAAGTTATTGAATACGGAATCGACGACGCAGGATTGCTCGGAGTGTACGCGATAAGCGTCGTAGAACAACCTGCAATCGGTGTAGATTTTGTCGCATTAAGCGAACAACACAACGTGAAGTTCAAAGAAGATTTCAGAGGTCTTTTGTACGGAGCGTTATTGATTCCCGATCAACTTATTTACAGACGCAACGACGAAACGGACGAAGAATACTATGTGAAGTATTCGAAAGATACCATTCGTGCAATTGCTTACAATTATCTTAAACAAGCTAACCAAAACAATGCAACGGTTGAACACGCGAAAGTGGTTGACGGAGTGAGTCTTGTTGAGACGTGGATTATCGAAGGAGAGAACGACAAGTCGAAAAACTTCGGGTTCGACCTTCCAGAAGGTACTTGGTTTGGTTGTATGAAAGTGGACAACGAAGAAGTAAAGAAGCAAATACAAAACAAAGAGGTTCTTGGTTTTTCAATCGAAGGAAAATTTGAAGTTGAAAAAGAAATGTACATGAGTAAGCACGACGAATTTGCTGCCATTCTTGATGAAATAAACGAACTTTTGAAAGGCGAATAATGAACATTGAAGCAGGGGGGTTTTTTAAGTTGGAGCTGTTCAACGACGACGCTAACCTGTTTCTAAATGCGCTCACGAAGATAACGAACGAGGGCGGAAAAATGGGTTTTAAGACGTATGGGTTGAACGAAGATGAGTTGAAGATACTGAATACGATTCTCGACAATTTAGGATAAAAAAAACGGAGGGTAATCACTCCCTCCGTCAAACCTAAAATCAAATTTCACCTATGAAAAAGCGAATTACGAAACAAATATACCTCTTTTTATATATACTATTCAAACAAACAATTAACAGAATTATGAATTTACGAGAAAAAGTAAACGCTCTATTCGCTAAACACAACGTTAGCCTATCTGCTGAAGAAGTAGTTGAGGTGAAGCAAATGGTTGAAGCAATTCTAGAGGACGGTACAAGCATCTATTCAGACAGCGACGTTTGGGCTGCTGGTGTTCGTGTATTCGGCAAAGACGCAGACGGAAACGAAGTTGCGTTAATGGACGGAGAATACAAGACAGCAGAAAGCATCATCGTTGTGGTTGCTGACGGTGTTGTAACCGAATTGAAACCAATGGAAGAAGAAGAATCTCCAGAGGTTGAAGTAGTAATCGAAGAAGAACAAACTTCTGAGGTTGTTGCTGAAGAATCACTAAACGCAGAGGTTGAAGGACTTTTGTCGTTGGTTGCAAAACTTGAAAGCGAACTTGCTGACATTAAGAAGGCAAACGAAACACTTTCAAGCGAAGTAACAAAATTAAGCGCACAGCCTGCCGCTACTTCAATCAAAGAAGTAAAGCAAGCAAAACAAACACCTTCAAAAAGCTACAACAAAATGTCAGCTGAAGAACGTTTCTTATTTCATCTTAAAAAATAATAAAAAATAAAATAAAAAAATGCCTACTACAACATCATTAACTACGACCTTCGCAGGTCGCGAAGCGGCAGGATATATCCGCGCTGCATTTTTAAGTAACGAATCGCTTGCTGCGGTTACTTTCAAAGAAAACATCGAGTACAAACAAGTTGTTCGCAAATTAGTTGATTCTATCACTTTTGCTAACGCTACTTGTGACTTCACTCCAACAGGAACTGTTACTCTTACAGAGCGCATCTTGACTTTGGAGAAATTCCAAGTTCACAGACAACTTTGTAAGAAAGACTTTTTATCAGATTGGGAAGCTAAGTCTGAGCAAGACGGTTTCTTACACGCTTCATTGACTGACGCTTTAATTGCTAACGTATTGGCAGGAGTTGCTGCAAACAACGAGCGTTTGATTTGGCAGGGTGTTAACGCAACAGCAGGTGAGTACGCAGGTTTCGAGACTTTGTTCTTGGCTGATGGTGACGTTCTTGACGTTGCTGATCCAGAAGCAATCACTTCTGCAAACGTAATCGACGAAATGAACAAACTTGTTTTAACACTTCCAACACGCGTTCGTCGCGCTACTGAGAAGCCTGTAATCGCGGTATCTTCAAACGTTGCTGAAGCGTTCAGAACTGCTATCTTAGGTCTTGGTGGTGGTTCTTACCTTTATCAAGGTGAGACTGTTAAGATGACTTGGCAGGGACAATACGACATCATAGAGTGTCCTGGTATGAGTGACGACACAATGGCTATGTACCAAAAGTCTAACTTGTGGTTTGGAACTAACTTGTTAGACCAATGGAACAACGTAGCAGTTTTGGATATGTACCAATATGACTTGTCTGATAACGTACGTTTCGCAGCTTCTTTCTTCGCAGGTGTACAATACGGTTTCGGAGCTGAAATCGCGTTCTACCAATATACTGCCTAATCTTACCATTCTAACCCTTGCATAATAGAGGTGGTGGCATAAAACCCACCCCTCTTTTGTGCTAATAAAAAAACTAATAATATGGCATGTGAATTAAGCACAGGATTTACACTCGATTGCAAAGACGGCATCGGTGGAATTAAGCAAATCGTTTTGTTGGATCAAAATTTAGTGACTGGGTTTACTCTTGATGGATCAAGTGTTGTAACAGCAATTGCTGGCCCATCAGATGCAGACTTGTACACTTACGAACTTCCAACACAAACAGGTTCATTTGAGGAAACAATCAATTTCAACCGCGACAACGGAACGGTGTTTTACACTCAGACCGTTAACGTGATGTTGCACAAATTGAGCGCAGCAAAGCGCAAGGAATTGCAAACGGTTGCACAGGCTCGCGTTATTGTATTTGTAAACGATACAAACGGAAATTGGTGGGCTGTTGGTTACGAGTACGGAGCAGACCTTTCTACTGCAACTGCTGCAACAGGAACTGCTTTAGGTGATGCTAACGGATACACTTTGGCGTTTACCCACGAAGCTGCGGTTCGCGCTTACAAATTAAGTGCTTCTCCTGCTTCATTGATTTCTTAATAAAAAACTTTTACACATAGAGGGGCAAAGCGTCCCTCTGTGATGTAATTTTAACGTAAAGGAACAGATAGAATGGTTTATCTCAACACAAACACAGCGAATCAAGATGCGTGGCTTTCACTCGATGAAGGACGTGCATACTTCAACGTTGCCTTTACACACTACCTACTTGTTATGACTTACGAAATGACAGGTGAAAAACTCGCGCAAGTAGTAACCGTGATAAACGAGAACGAACGCGTAACAAAAATAAGACTTACCACAGTTGGTTTGGTTGATGCAGGTCGTTATCATTACGAAGTGTACGGACAAAACAGCAGTAGCAATATAAACCCAACCAATGCTTCCGTCGTTGGATTGGTAGAAAAGGGTTTGATGATATTACAAGACGGAACAATTTACTTTGACGTTTCAACACCGACAATTCCTGTCGATGTAATTTATACAGGCGCATAAAATGAGCAATATACAATCAATAAATTTATCGGCTTATCAACCAGTTGAAGCAGTTGAAACGGAGAATCGTTCAGGTTGGATAAACTACGGACAAAACAATCTTTTTCCACAGCACCTAATCACGCTTTATTACAACAGTCCTATTCATAACGCGTTGACGAACTCAATTGCGTATATGATTGAAGGGCAAGGTACAGGAACGATTCTCGACAACGCATTACAAGGTATTGCGTTCGACTTAAAACTTCAAGGTTCATTTTGTGCTGAGGTTATTTGGTCAATGGACTTCACTCGCGTGGTTCAAATCAACCACTTACCTTTTGAGAATTGTCGTTTAGCTTACGACAAAGAAGAAGACGATGTAACAGGAATTTGGTATTCTCGCGATTGGGCAAACACACGAAGCAAAAGAGGAAAGCCAGAGTTCATTCCTGCGTTCAATCCGTCCATTGCACAAGAGCAACCAAGACAAGTTATTTACGCACACGGAATGATGGCAGGAAGTTCGTACTACGCGAAGCCCGACTACTTTGGTGCATTGAACTACGTTGAGTTAAGTTACCAAATGGGACTTTACCACGTTAACAATATCTTGAATGGTTTGTTTCCTTCGTTTATCATTAACTTTTTGAACGGAATACCTCAAAAAGAAGAACGTGAGGCTATTCGTCGCGAATGGGAAACAAGATTAAGCGGTGCAAGTAACGCGGGTAAGTTCTTAATGACGTTCAACGAGGATCCTGCACGAGCTCCACAAATCGAATCGTTTCCTTTGTCGGACGCAGACAAGCAATATCAGTTTTTATCGGAAGAAACAGCGAAACAAATTATGGTCGGTCACCGCGTTGTGTCACCATTGATTCACGGCATACGCGACACAACAGGTTTCGGAAGCAATAAAGACGAAATGGTTGTTGGTTTGGAGATATTCAACAATCAAGTTATCAAGCCATATCAAAGAATAATTGAGCGTGTGTTTACTCCAATTTTAGGAGAAATAAATATCGAAATGAACTCACCATTCAACGACGAAGTTGTCGTTGTTGAACCAACGGTGCAAACTGCTGAATTAAAAAAAAAAGTAGTTGCGGATGCTGACAATGACTTTTCAGACGAAGACGGCAAAGAGTGGATTGATGTACTAAAAGAAAAAGCGGAATACATCGATTTAGACGAATGGGAATTGGTAAGTGAGGAAGACGTTACCGATCCCGAAAACGAAATGAACTATACAAACGAGTTCTTCGCAAAGCGTAACAAGATGCCCAAAATGAGCGACGCTAAAGGCGACAAGAAAAGTGATTTTGGCGACATTGGTTTGTATAAACTTCGTTACGCATACTCTCAAAACATAAGCGAAAATAGTCGTGAGTTCTGCAAAGAAATGGTTCAAATGTCGCAGTTAGGCGCAATCTTTCGTTATGAAGACATTGAAGCAATGAGCAAGGCAGGAGTGAACAAAGCATTTGCACCTCAAGGGGAAAATTCATATAATTTGTTTCGCTACGTCGGCGGTTGCTTCTGTCACCATTTTTGGAAGCGTTTAATTTATGTTCGTAAAAGAGATACAAAAGGACGCATACTTCCAAACGATGGATTGAATAATGATAAGCGTGTAGGTAACAACCCTTATGTTCCACAAAAAGGCATTGAAGGAACAGCACCAATCAACAGACCAGACAGAGGTTCTTTAAAATACCCTTAATAAAAACACACAATGGCACTACAACCCGAAGTTCTTTTAATAGACGAAAATTACATAAAAAAATATACATGGATAAACGGTTCGGTTGATCCGTTGTTAATGTACCCTGCAATATATCTTTCACAAGACAAGTACGCACAATTGTATTTGGGAACTGACCTTTACAATCGCATCAAAGAAGACGTGGTAAACGAAGATATTGAAGGCGCATACGCAACCCTTCTTGACAATTACTTGCGTCGAATGGTTATGTGGTGGACGATGTACGAAGTGCTTCCGCATTTATACGTTAAAACTGACAATGGAAGTTTGGTTATTCGCACAAGCGAAGACACTACACCAATTAGTCAAACTGACTTGCAAAACTACCGAGACCAAGCGCGTTCACAGGCTATGTTTTACACACAAAGAATGGTTGATTATTTGTGTTTCAATCAGTCGGACTTTCCAGAGTACACGACAAACGTAACGCAACAAATATGGTCACAAACAAATGTATATCCTTCGAACGCTTTTGAGATTAGCGACGGACGCGACAGACTTCCATACGAATACAGAAGACGTGGTTTAGGTTGGTTGAGATAACTTAAAAAAATAAGAATGGCTACAAGGGGACGCAAGAAGAATTTGACAATGCACAAGATTTACGAAGAAAAGTTTCGTAAGTATCTTGCAAAGAAAGAAAAACAAATAAAGAAACTCAAAAATGAAAGTTAACGCTGAAGGCTACGCGCTATTGAAGAAGTTTGAAGGCTGTCGTTTGAAGGCTTATTTGTGTCCTGCTAACGTTTGGACTATTGGTTACGGAAACACATTCTACGAAGACGGCACAAAGGTTAAGGAAGGCGACGTAATCACACAAGCGAGAGCGGAACAATTAGCGAAAAACGTCGTTGACAAATTCGCGGTATCCGTTCGTGCCTTGATAACGCAAACGCTCAACGAGAATCAATTCAGCGCGTGTGTTTCACTTGCGTATAATATCGGAACAGGTGGGTTCAAGAAGTCGTCTGTATTGAGAAAGGTAAACGCTAACCCTAACGACGCAACCATTGCAGATTCTTTTCGTTTATGGAACAAAGGTGGCGGAGTAATTCTCAAAGGTTTGGTTCGTCGTCGTGAGGCTGAAATTGAATTGTATTTTAAGAAATGAACACAGAAACCGAAATCGTTTTGATACACGAACAATTGCAAGAAATGGACAAGAAGATTGACCGTATATACAACGTGTTAATCGGTGACGACCAAATGAAGATTGAAGGTCTTGTTAGCAAGGTGCAGAAGCACGACAAGTATATTCAGAATCAACGATTGCAGGTCGCTCGTTTGAGTGGTATTGCAGCAACCGCTGGTGTCGTTGGTGGTTTGATTGTTCAGTTGATTCTAAAAGCAATATGAATGAGAAATTGAAGTCGTGGTTGAAAGAATTACTCACGAGTTCAACAAAAGTTTCAAGTAAAAGAATTATTGCTATATTTGTTGTCATTAACTTAATCATTTTCAGTTATGTTGCAACTTTTACAATCTACATTATTCCAATTGCGATGTTCGACACACTCGCAATTTTAGCAGGTAGCTTGTTTGGTGGGACAGTAATTGAACGATTTACAAACCAAAAATCAAATGGCACATCAAACGGAAGCGAGAAAAATAGCAGCGGAGATTTGCAGTAAATTTCCCGACGCACCGCATCATTCATTAGCCGCTAAACTTTTCACAGAGTATCCAGAAGCGTTCGATTCGCAAGAACACGCGCGTAACTACGTTCGTCGCGTACGCGGTAAGCACGGAACAAAAAGTCGTAAACACAACACACAAAAAGAATTGATTGACACAGCACCCCGACCTTCCAACCCGTATGCACTTCCAAAGTCGTACGCTAAAAAACGCAGACACGTTGAATTGAAGGGAACAAAGTTTTTAATTCTTTCAGATTTACACTTCCCATACCAAGATAACGAAGCAATTGAGTGCGCTATCAACGAAGGAATCAAACAAGGGTGTGATTCAATCATCTTAAATGGTGACGCGTTAGACTGTCATATGATTAGTGACTTTGTTAAGGATCCACGTAAGAGAAAATTCAAAGACGAACTTTATTCTATTCGTCAGTTTCTTGCATCGTTAAGACACACGTTCCCGAACGCGAATATCTATTACAAAGAAGGGAATCACGAAGAAAGGTATTGGAGATATATGCGAATCAAAGCACCCGAATTGTTCGACATCGACGCGTTCGACTTTCCTTCATTGACGCATTGCGACAAGCACGACGTTAAATGGATTGACGGAAAGAGCAAATTGAATATCGGTAAGTTGTCTATCTTTCACGGACACGAATTTGGAAAGCAATTCCTTCCGTCGGTTAATGTGGCGCGTGGTTTATTTATGAAAACGAAGGTCAGCGCGCTTTGCGGACATCACCACCAAACAGCAGAACACAACGAGCGCGATGCTAACGGAAAATTCATTACTTGTTGGGGTGTTGGTTGCTTATCTGAATTAAGTCCCGACTACAACCCTTATTCGAAGTACAATCACGGGTTCGCCATTGTCGACAAAGGCGCGAATGGTTCATTCAGCGTTCACAATTACAGAATACACGAAGGAAAGATATTATGAGAAGGAATATATTCGCAGCAATCTTGTTGTTTCTTGGAACGTCGATTCTTTGGTTGGTCTTATGTTGGAATTGGTGGGGTTGTACGGATAAAAAAAGCGTACAAGAAAGCGTACAGGAACAAGATAGTATCATCAATTACAACGCAGGGGAATACCAGATGCTTCTCGAAGAACAATTAGAACTACAAGAACAAATTGCATATTATGAAAATGCTCAATCTTCAGCCAAAACCACCTATCAAAGAACTCGTTCTGCTATTATTATTCGAGATACTATTACTCGCGTGGATGTCATCCATTTGGTGAACTCCTGCGATAGCGTTATTGCTTCCGATTCGCTTGTAATTAACAACCTCAAAGAACAATTGAACATTGAGGAACGAAAGATAAACAACTTGCAAGAAGTGGTCGTTGCTTATGAACAGAAGGAAGACATATTGACCGAAGAAATAAACACTCTAACTGCTGAAAAGAAAAAGTTAGACAAACAAAAAAGACGCAGAAACCGCGCCTTAATCGTAACATCGTCCGTCGCTATTTTGTCGACTTTTGTTCTGTCAATTTTACTTTAGATTCTGGAACGTAGAACTTCAAAGAGAACT